GTCATCCAACCGGACTCCGATGGGAATTTGCAAAGTGCCTATGCCGTCCTGATCCGTGAAGAACTCTCAATCACCCGAGCGTGGCGCAACTGGCCTGAGTACCAGCACAAGATAGTCCCAGATCGGGATTCTCCCCTTAACGCCGTCACTGGCACTGAAGGCATGCTTTCCAAGGCTGGCCGGGCCGTTTGGGATTGGGTTACTCCAGCCAAGAGCCGCGCTGGGCAGGAGACCCCGTTTCCCGTGGTAGACGTTTTCTATGTCTACATAGACGACTTCTCCATAAATACCAGCGGCCACACAATGCCAATGGGCACCCCCGGAACCTCGTTCTACTACGAAGTTCCCTCGCTCGGTTCCGACATCCCTGCGGGCCGAAACAGCGGTGGCCAAACTGTCTACCGCAAAGCTGAGCGTGACGACTGCGCCCTTTATCCGAACAGACGGCTCATTATCTGCACCAGAAATTGCGTCCTCTACGACGGCCCCAGCTATTGGTGGCACGGCCAAGTCCCTCTCGTGAAGTTCTCGTTGGACGAGTGGGCTTGGAACTATCTTGGCTTTTCTTATGTCCTCGAAGTAGCTTCGCTCAGCAACAGCTTCAACAACCATCTCCGCAACATCGACGACAGCGCCAGCGTCCGGCTTGATCCACCGGCCCTGTGGGACAAGAACGCCATCGCTGAATCCGACATGAAGCGCTTCTCCACGCGCCGCCCGGGCATCCGCATGAAGTATGACAACTTCAGGAACGAGAACCCGTTGAAGTTTCCGGTTGATCCGTCGCAATACGATGTTCCCCAGTGGATCATCGCGGAATACGTTCCATTCATCAAGAACCTCATAAGCGACATTCTCGGCGTTCCTGACCTCAAGGCTCTCCAGCAAGCCCGGCAGATTCCCGCAGGCGACAGCATAGAAAAGCTCACGGAAATGGCTGGCCCCATCGTCCGTTCGATGAGCCGTTCAATGGAACGCTCGCTACGTGCTCTTGGCTCCCAAATCAACTACCTGTTCTTCCAGTTCTACGACATGAAGCGGCGCATCTGGGTTATGGGCCGGGATGGCGTAACGGAACAGGATTTCGACTTCGATCCAGGCTCCCTGGTTCCCGGCGACGAACCCAGCTTCGTCACGACCCGAATGAGCCGCGCGAAAATCCACGCGCAGAACTTCTCGTTCCGCGTTACCCCCGGCAGTCTGCACCAGATCAGGCAGACCTCCACGAAGCTACTTTACTTGCAACTCCAACGTGGTGGCTTCAAGATTGACAGCGAGACCGTCGCGAAGGCATTGGACGTTCCCAACTTCGGAACTCTCCCCGGCAATACCGTTCTCGAAAAGTGGGGAGCTGAACAAGACCTCAATGCAACTATTGCCGGTCAGCTCGCAGAAGCCGCACAGCAGGGCCAAGTACCGGGACCGGGACAGGGCCGAACGGGGGGCCGTCCGCCTACGGCACAGGTCAGCCCGCATATCGTTCAAAAATCAGATGGGAGAACGACTGTCGCAGAGTCTTGAAATGACTCCACGCCTCATCAAACAACCTTGCATCAAGCTCAGCCGCCAATTCGAGACCATCTCATTTTCAGGCGATCCTCACGAGCTTCTTGCCCATATTCTTAGCCTTCATAGGCAAGGCCAGATCATTATAAATGTCTCCCCCGAAGGTACTGCTTCCGGCCTCGAATGGACCACCGAACATAAGTAGCTCAGGTACCAAGCTTCTTACCGCGATAAATTTTGGGGTTGACACATATTGGGTTCTAGCGTAGATTCGCCTTGAACAGTAACCATAGTGAGGCTTAACGAATCGCCCCGTCACGGGCAACGATGCAAGGCCGATCCTTAACCGGGTCGGCCTTTCGTTTTGGTGATGTGATGCCGTGGACTGACAAAGCCGCAACCCGATTTACCAAGAAAGCAAGGTCACCACGTCAACGCCGCCGTTGGTCCGCCGTAGCCAACTCGGTACTGAATCGTACAAACGACGAAGGCCGCGCGATCCGTTCGGCTAATGCCGTCATAGCTAGGGGTCAAAACAAACGCTCAACCGGGCGTTGAAAGGAGATAAGATGGCAAGAAAGAAAAAGTCAAAGGTAAAGCGGGGCATAAGCCGTCCGACGAGTATAAGCCGTCCGACGAGCTGATTGAACGCCTGCTACCCGTATGAAACAGGGGCTACTGAGTGGGGCGGTGGCAACGCCGCCCATTTATAAAAGGGCTTCGAGCGCACAATGAAACGAGGTTATTAAACCATGACAATGATGATGCCCCCTATTCCCGGCGCGGCCCCACCCCCGGACTTGTCCGGGCTGGCCCCAGCTCCCGCGCCCCAAGCCAGCAACGTAGATGCCTTCATGCAACTGGTCAGGCAACTTGACGAGCAAGCCACAGCAATCGCCGTAGCTCACCCGGAGTTCGCCAAGTCCGCCGAGATCATCAAGAAGGCAATTCAGGAAGGTACCGTCAACGTCGTAGCAAAGTTACAAACGCCGGAATCCGAGGGTCCGTCAGCAGGCTTGAATTACATGGGCTGACGCAGACGACTCTAACCATTAACCAACAACCGTTCTGACCCTTTTGGTCGAACCAAGGAGGAACGAATGCCAACTAAGAAGTATAGCAAGGACGAGCTTACAAGCTGGGTCAACAGCATGGGCTTGCCCGAGGAAAAGAAAGCAATGGTACTCTCGGCTCTTGGAGATGAAGCTGTTCTCGGTCATGTCGGCGAGGCGCTCCTGATGCGTGCTGACTATGACCGAAGCTACAGCGAGTTGACCCAAGAGCGAGAAGAACTAGCCGCCAAGAACCAGCGTGTCTTGGAGGTAGAACGACAACTCATCGCTTGGCGGGAAGAGAACAACCCGAAGTTTGAGGCAGCTCTCATCGAACGGGACAGGCTCGCGGCTGATCTGGAGAAAGCCACGGCTGCCTACCTGCAAAAGGGTGGTTCGTTGGCTGAGCTTGGAAAGCCACTCGAATCCCCAACTCCGGTACCGCCGGTAAACACGTTTGACGAATCCAAGTACATCCCCCGAGACGAGTACGAAAAGGCAATGAAAGCTACTGTCCCGGCCCTTGCACAGTGGACGGCTCAAGCCCTCCAGATCGACCGTGAACACTTCGAGTTAACCGGCCAACACCCGGACCTCGATAAAGTTCTCGGTGATGTCTATAAGGGCAAGTCTGCTCGCCAAGCATGGGAAGATACCCACGGAATCGCCGCGATCCGTGCTACCAAAGCCGAGGAGCAAATGCTCGCTCGAATCGAGGTCGCTAAAGCCGAAGAACGTAGCCGTGTACTTACGGAACAAGCCGTTGATTCCCACGCCCGCGCAGACAACGGCCAAACCAAGAGTTTCCTCGACGGCCTCGCCATCGGCTCCGATGATGCCTTGAAAATTGCCCAAAACGATGCGCTCTCACGCGCCCGAGCCTCAAAAGCCCTTGAGGGTTTCAATCCCTTCGCCGCCTAGCGGCGATGTGTCTGCGGGTACAACATGGACCTCTCAGCGGTTAGCCGCTGACAAGGAGAACAATTATGCCAGGATTTAACGATCTTACCTCGGTGACGCTGGCTGAGATTTGGCCCCGTGTTCTACGGGACAACTTCTTTCGCGCAGCTCCCTTCGTTAGCTACGTCCGTAGACACATGCTCAAGGCTTTCCAGGGTGGCGCGTTCATGCAAACCCCTGGTCAGTACGCACCTTTGAATGGCAGTTCTTACGCTCAGGGCGATACCTTCAACCTAGCCAAGCCGCAAACCCTCGATGCAACGGCCTTCGATCCCAAATACTACTATGTCAATGACACGGAGTATCTGGAGGAGATTGCCACGCAGGCGACTGGCCCAATGAACGTCGTCAATCTCGTCGAGGCTCACCTGAACAACGCGATGCAGACGCTAACGGCGATCCTCGACATCGCAATCTGGCGGCACGGCCAAGCATCGGGCTCTGGTATCAGCGACAACCGGGTCACTCACATCAACGGGCTCACAGAAGCCCTCAACAACGGAACCGACAACTCGTGGGACGGCAACGTCTTTGACACTTACGGTACCAAGACCCGAGGTTCTGGTGTCGTCGGCACGGGCCTAAACTCCACTCCGATCTGGTTTGGTGATACCGCAGGCAACGCCGGG